GCCCTCAAACATCTTGGCATTGGGCCAGGCCAGCATCATCACGGAAAACAGTTTGGTGACTTCGGTCTTTTTCACCCTCCCGCCTCCTCCGCCTCAAATTGCACATACACCGCCTGTAAATCGTCAAGAGTGTTGCCCGGGCCTGCCCGTGGAACGGTCTCCACCTGCATCTTAGCAAACAGCTGCACGTATTTCTCCCGGAATTTCCCGCCGCTTAAGATATTAGCCGACCAAAAACGGTCTTTCTGCGAGAACCGCAGCACCCGGCCTATATCCTCCCAATTATGGCCGTCCAGCCGATGGCACCGGTCAAATTCCAGCGCCCAGGCTTGCAGGCGTCTTTCGCCAGAGGGCTTCTGGCTGGGCAGGCGGGCACAGATCTGCTTATCCAGGAAAACAGCGGCTTGATAGGCATTATCGTCGTGAGAAAAACAGGCCCCCTGCATCTGTTTTTTGCCGTGTGTGTTCTTCGCGCGCGGGATAGCTTCTACTTCTACGGTAGGTTGTTTAATTTCATTTCTATTTTCAATTTCATTTTCATTTTCCATATGTTCATCATGTGATGAACATATGTCTGACATATCTTCCACATATGTTCCAGATATGTCAGGTTCATGTTCCTTGCAATCTGAATTTTCCGCAGTCATATCTTTTTCACCTGACCGATTTTCACTGCGTGATTTCGAATATCGGCGGCGTTTGGAGATTTCGTTTTCCAGACGGGCATTATAATACTTCCCGTCTTCATCCTGCTGAAATTTACTCATGATGAGGGAATCCAGTTCGCCGTGCATAACGGAACGCATGACCGTCTCGCTCAGATGGCCTTTTTGATGCTGTAAACACATGAGCCTTATGTACTGCCCTGTCTGCTCGTCCGACAATTCGATAGTGCCCATGAAGAAATCTGTAGAGTAAAACAGGAATGCAGGATCTTTCGCCATGTCCGTCTACCTCCGTTTTTAGAATGGCAGGTCGTCATCCTCATCATAATACTTATCCATTGGCGCACGTTCCTCATAGTGGCCCTCCTGCGCCCCGGATTCACTATCCTTTTTTGAACCGCAGAAGTTCACGTTGTCCGCTACCACTTCCACAGCGGTGCGCTTATTGCCATTCTTATCCTCATAGCTTCGGGTCTGGATACGGCCATTCAGGGCGATCATCTGGCCCTTGACGAAATACTTGCATACAAACTCCGCCGTGCCGCGCCAAGCTACGATGTCGATGAAATCCGCCTGCCTTTCGTTGGAGCCGTTGGTGAAGTTGCGGTCTACCGCTATCCGAAATGAGCAAACGGCAATGTCGCTTGGGGTATGTCTCAGTTCCGGGTCGGCCACAAGACGGCCCTGTAAAACGGCTACATTAAGCATCGTTGTCAGCCTCCTTTATTTCTAACAGCATCTTGACTGTATCAGTGAAATTCAGAAGAGCGGAACTGTTCTTTGCAAAATCATATATTGACATCAGCGTGACATGGTCTTTTATCAGTTTGTTGTAATAGGCCAGTGGGATGGTCACTGTGTTGGCCTCATTGCGCCCTGGAACATCTAGGCTCTTCAAATATTCTTCGTTAGTCATATCAAATGCTCCTTACAAATAATTCTTATAAAACTCTTTTCGGAAGTCCTCCACCGCCCAGCCGTACCGCTCCATAGCGGCACGCTGAGCCTGTTGGTGAAGGTATAAAGCAGTCTCGCCGCTTTGGTGGGCGGCGCTGGGGCCGAAAATATGGCAGCTTTCATGATGTAGGTACACTGTCAGTCCATATTTTTCTGATTTCTTCCGCAGCGCCCCGCCAAATACGTGGTGCTTGTCCAGCGGGTCAGACCCGCCGGGCCTTCCGCAGAGGTAGCAAACCTCCGGGTCAGCCTGCATGATGCTCTTGCCCATAGCCCTCCAGTCTTGCCAACTCGTTCGGGGTCATAGTCTCGATGCCCACAGCTTTGCAGTCTTGTATAATATTGTCGATAAGCCGCTTCATCTGTGATGTGTCGTAGGTGCTGGAGCCATAGTACAGCAGTACATTTACACAGCCCTCTATTTTGCTGGGCGTAGTATCTGTCACCCAGCCCAGGCCATTGTGGGTCCAGCCCTCCCGCAGCTTGTCCGCCGCGCACTCCTGTACGCATACGACCTCGAAATTGCCGCCAACATCCCGGATGCACGCCCGATATATTTCCTCCATCGGCTTGTGCAGGGCTTCCGCAAGTCTGCCGCACAGTACCCAGAAGTAAGCGTTGGCATCAAGTGAGCGGCGCTTGCGGTGCTTTTTGATGGTCACGTCCACAGTAGCTTCTTTCAGTTCGTCAAAGGTTTCCCGGAAGTCGGTATCCAGCTCCAGGGTGACCCTCTGCTTGCCAGTGAAGGTCAGAGACAGGTCAACCAGCCTGCCGCGCATTTGTGCCCCCTTTAGCTTTCTTCTGGCAGGTCAGGCACAAGGCCCGCCCGTAAGTTGCCAGCGAATATTCCTCAATCTGGGCGGGTGTACGGACTTTTCCATCCCGGCCCTTTACCGCTGCAATAGGCTTGCCGCAATCGGCACAGGCCATGCCTGTTTGGGGCCTGGTGATTGGCTCATTTTCGGGCCTTGCGTACTTGCTGGCCCCCTGCTCCCAATACACGTCCGCTGCCATGCCCAGAGCCTTGCAGGCTACGGAGATTGCGTCTGTGAGGGCCATTTTATAGCACTCGTCGCTTGTGTGGGGGCCGCTCTTTTCCTTCGCTACAAAACTCGCTCCGCCCGTGCCGGGAATGGGCGCGCTCCACTCGCCGCCCTTCTTTATGTACAAGTTGATGTCCACAAACGCCGCCACTTCGTCATTTGCGCCGGATTCCATCCACTTGTTAGTGATTTCATACCGCCAGCCAAAGCCGCACTCCCCAAAGCGGTCTGTCAGCATTTCCAGCCGCCACTGGGGGTTGATGTCGGTGAAACCCTTGAGCCTCCCGGCCCTTATCTCCCGCAGGGCGCTTTTTGGGGGCTTGCGCCAACTATTGTAAAGCTCCATATTATCCATAGATTTTCCCCTATTTAATGCTCAATTTTAAGCCATTTTCCAGAACAGCTCCCGGTACAGGCAGCCCGGATTTCAGCGCGTCCTTCACGGCCGTCTTGTCAATTTCCGGCTCTTTGAACCGTAAAAATTCTCCATGAATGGCCTTCGCCCATTTCACAAAGCCTACTTCGTCCTCAATCTTGACCGCCGCCGGGGTCTTTCGGATGGAAAGCATATGCCGCGTGGTTTCGATTTTGGTCTTGCCGACGGCCTGCATCTGCTTCATAAGATAGCCGCTCAAATTTTCCGCCTGGCTCCTTTTGAGCCGTGCACGCTCCGAAAGCACGGACGCTTCTTTTTTGATGGCGTCGGCCTGGGCCTGCAGGTCTTTGATGACGCAAGCCAAGCCGTCCGCTTTCTCCTCGATCTCGCCTTGCAATCCCTCCAGTGTATCCTGCACGGCTTGAGGGTCAATCTCTTCTTCTGCCAGCATATCCTGTAGTATTTGGTATTGGGTAGTCAGTTCATATAAATGCATTGACTTTTTCCTCGCTTTCCCATATAATAATTATGTTTACATTTTTTCATGGCCGCTCTCGGAATTGCCGTTCTGGGGGCGGCGATTTTTATATTGCTTTTAATTTGCCGCATTCATCTACTCTATGAAACGTGTTGGCGTAGTCGAGTATAGCGTTTCTTGTGGCTATGTACTTTGGATCGTCGCAATCCAGACTACAAAAGTGATAGGCCAACTGTGCTGCTATCCGCGTATCCACTTTTACATGCAAACTTCCACACCACAGGGGCAAGCATGAGTAGTCCAGGTCGGCTTCGTATAGGTTGGCTTCGCGCAGGTCGGCTCCGTACAGGTCGGCTCCATACAGGTCGGCTTCGCGCAGGTCGGCTCCGTACAGGTCGGCTCCATACAGGTTGGCTTCGCGCAGGTCGGCTCCGTACAGGTCGACTCCATACAGGTTGGCTTCGCGCAGGTCGGCTCCGCGCAGGTCGGCTCCATACAGGTTGGCTTCGCGCAGGTTGGCTCCGCGCAGATTGGCTCCGCGCAGGTCGGCTCCGTACAGGTTGGCTCCGCGCAGGTCGGCTCCGCGCAGGTCGGCTCCGTACAGGTTGGCTCCGCGCAGGTCGGCTTCGTACAGGTCGGCTCCGTACAGGTCGGCTCCGTACAGGTTGGCTCTCTCTCCAGTGTTTGCATTATCTATCCACAGTTTGTGCTTTTCGAGAATTTTTTTCAATTCTCCACAACTGATTTTTTTCATATCGCCTTGTCCTTTCTATAAAAAACTCCATCTAATGTATCCCCATCGGGATTACCGTTCCGGGGGCGGTGTTTTTTATTACGCGAGGATAATAACATTCTCCTCTTTCAGTGCTTCCCTAAAGTAATCCCGGATACTGGTAATGGCCGTATGTTCCCAGGCTTTCCCGTCCGCTTCAAAGAGCGCCAGCGTCACGCCCATGCGCTCATCGGACTTCACCCGGAACACGAAAGGGCTCTCCGGCTGTTCCACCTCAGAAAAGGTGCGATAGGGACGCAGTTTGATAGGGTTGTCATGTCCATAGGTAAGCCTCCTTATTTTTATGCGCCTTTGATTATGCGCAGGGTTGCGGGTTCTTCCTGTTCGCTGCCGTATACATCCTGCTGGCCGGGTATCTGAGGTACCATTTCCACAGCAGTGATTTCGCCGTTATTGCCGTCGGTGATATATAAGACCGTGGCAACCGCGTTCGTAGGCTCCAGCTTGCTTTTCGCCGTGACAGACACATTAATCTGCCGACGGTCTACATCGGGCAGCAAGTCCAGCGTCAGGGTGAGCGTACGTTTTTTGTTGGCCCGGGTATTGATGTCCATGATGTTGTCCAGCACCCTGGACATCTCATAGTCCACCCGTTCTTTGATGGCTCCCTGTGCCATGTCGATAATGCTCTTACGATTGATTGTTTCCATAATTTCACCTCATTGTACTTTTTGTGGTTATACTCTCTAAAACTTCATCCCATTCGTCTAGATAGTTCTTCCCCTGCCGCTTTGGCTCGGGGTGTTTGCCCCGGTTTCTGTCGAGCAGCATTTTGCGTTCTTTGTGCCGGGTGTAGAGTTCTACAGCCCAATCAATGAGCAACAGCACCACGGCGAGCAGCAGCAAGGCTATCAGGAACAGGGCCATATCTTCAGATGTGTACATTTTTAATTACCTTGCTTTTCGGACCGTGCAGCACCCGCTTGAGCAGTATGCTTGTCCATCATCCGCTTAATGATTACGGCCATTTTAGCCTCCGAGCGGGAAAGGCCCAGCTTCCCATTGCCTACGCCCAGAATAATGCCTTGCTCCATCAACTCCCGGATGTCTTCACGCCAGTAGTCGGGCACATTCTCAAGGGTATTGTAGACGGGGTTAATCCGGCCCATTTCACCATTAACAATGTCTTTGATTTTTCCTTCTGTCATAATTTCTTTCCTTTCTTTATTTCCAGTCAATGACGGGTAATCTTTATAAGCCCAGTTCCCATCGAAGTCTTTGCCGCCTATTTGTAAGCCATCGGTGAATTGCCACATACCATAGCCTTTACTGTAACTGCAACTTGTGGCCCACTGGGCTACCCACTTGTCATATTTGTCAAGTGACGGTTTGCTTAGATAACGTTGCATCCAGTCAAGCATGGAATAAATGCCCACGTAAAGCCCTGCCGATTCTATTTCATGGCAGTATGCCAGACAAACCGCCTCCAGATTGCACCCAGCCTGTGTGGAATCCTCCACATCATACCAAACGCCATAAGCTGGTTTACGGCCATTGAGCAGACGCAATGTGTGCCGCGCTTCGCTCTTCGCCATATCCACGTCTTGTGCGTAAGAGTAAAGATATGTACCCCACGGCATACCGGAAGTCTCGGCTTTTGCAACGTTTTCGGCAAATCTTCCATCGTCCTGGCTTGTGTAGTCGCTGCCATAGCCACAGCGGATTATTACAAACTCGACACCCGCCGCTTTCAAGGCGTTAAAGTCTACTGAACCATTTGCGTAAGATATATCTACGCCTTTCTTTGCCATTCGTCAGTCCTCCTTGATTTTATGCTTGTCCTTCGGCCCCGAAGGGCTAACCTACCTTTTTTGCATTTGAAGGGAGTGTAGATGTACCTTTCGGGATAACAGTTCCAGGTGATTCCTTCGGTTCAAGCACTACCCGCAGTCCCCTGCGGCTCAAAATATCATCCAGCACTTTCGTGACTTTAGCCGGGTCAAACATCGCCATGTAACTCCCTCCCTTTCCATAATAAAGTGTATTTACTTGTCGGATTGTCCTATGACTTTTAGTCAAACAACACGGTCAGAATCATAAACGCCATCATGCCGCCGACCAGCAGTACCACCACGATACCAAATATGATGCTGGTAAACGCTGTGCTCTCCCAAAAGCTCTCCTTCTCGTACCGCTGGAGCCGCGCCGCTTTCAGCACCTTTTCTACATCTTCCTCGGCGCTCTCGATGCCTTGCACCACTTCGTCAAAATCGCGCTGTCTCTTTTTTGCCATTAAAAATTCCCTCCTTGCTCTTGCGGCCCGCAGGAGGTTGTGGTAAAATAGCCTCATGCAGACCTGTTGCTACTCTCAATAGGTCTTGCTAGCCCACTAACGTTGTTGCGCCAACGTCAGTGGGTGTTTTTTATCATTTCTTGCAGTTCCATCAATGCCGATTTCATTCTGTCTATCTTTTGCATGGATTCATCCAACTCTGATGTATCTACCCGAATATCAACATCTATAAATTGGTCAGGTGTTTTTTCTACGTCAACGGTAGAAATTTTAGATGCCGACACACCTAATGCATTTGCTAGTTTGTTAGCCGTTTTTGTATTACAACCGCCACGGTTAAGAATTACATAAAGATACTGCTTTGAATAGCCACAGGCAGCCGCGAAATCGGCCTTCGACATATTTTTTTCGGCTAAAATAGTTTCTATTTTTTGACGGTCAATTTTCACACTCCTTATCCCCTCTCTACGCACTATCCTGCTGGTGGTCGTTTGGGCTCAACAGCTCATCCACTGTACAGTGGTACAGTCGCGCTATCTCAGGCAGACGTTTGGATCCCGGTGCATATGTTCCAGCTTCCCAACTATAAATTGCGGTAACTGACACCCTCAGCGCGTATGCTGCATCTACCATCGATAAGCCTGCCTTTTCTCTGGCTTCTCGAAATCCCATGTATGCATCTCCTTTCATTTCTGTTTTTTATCCTAGAGCAAAAAATGAATAAGCGTTCCTAAAAGGCCACCGCAAAATACACCAAGTAAGTATATTACAAGGTTGATTATCGGTTTTGTTCGGAAATCTCGAATCAACACAGTGACTTCCTTGTTTTCAAGCTTCATTGTTTCTGGGTCAGTTTGAACTACATAAAAGTCACCGTTGTCAAACACAACTATGTCTTTCCCTTTGAATTTCGCCAAATATACGCTTCCTCTCTTTTTAAGTTTCACTTGACAAGTTTGCAAGTATCTAGTATGATATAAATGGTAAAAAATACATCAAAATACTGCTTTTGTTCCGCAGTTGATACATTTTTGGTAAGCTCCCGTTTTTTTAGAAAAACAGGCTAATGGGGGCTTGGGTTTTTGTTGACTTATCAAGCTGTGCTTATATTATAATTCCGATTTCAGAAATTGTCAACACCTTATTTCTGATTTTAGAAATACCGTTGAAATATCTAATTTCACTCGCTTTTTTTGTGCATAAACTTGAGATTAAATTTCCATTTTCAGAAATTGTAAAGAGGTGTTTTTATGTTTTTAGAACGTCTACTATCTCTTTGCTTACAAAACAAAACAGATATCTCCAACGTCTTGCGTGCGTTAAATTTAAGTACTTCAAAAGGTACCGCTTGGAGAAAGGGGTCTATTCCTAATGGAGATATTCTTCTTAAATTAGCACAGTATTTTAACACCACCACTGACTACCTTCTGGGCAACACTGATGACCCTATCCCAGCAAGCCGTTCCTCTCCTGCCAGCGCTTCTGAAAACGCCGTACCCTTTCAGCTTACCGAACCAGCGAGGGAACTGCTTGACATTTTTTTAGGCTTAGACGAAACAGCACAAATTGGACTTTTGCAGTATGCCCGGTTTCTAAGCACAAAGAAAGCTGACGCCCCTATGCCGACAGAAAGCAATCTGGCGTAAGCAAAATAGTCAGCATATCAAATTATCTAAAGAAATGAGGAATGGAAAATGATTTGCCCGTCTTGTAAATCCCAAATCCCGGATTATGCTATCGCTTGTCCTAGCTGTGGCACCAAGTTCAAAACAAAACCTTGCCCCCTTTGTGGGGCTACTATTCTATCTGCTGCACCGATATGTCCTCATTGTAAGAAACCTCTTGTTCAGCTTACGCAACAACAATATGCGGCGCTCGTACATACTGGTACATCTAAGGGAACCAATAAAAAAAGCGTGTTGCTTTTGGTTTCAGCAATTCTAGGAATTTTATATTCAATTTATATTGTTTATTATTTCATATCAGCTAATGCAGCCGCAAACGGCTTGGCAGAAGCTGTTGGCGTTGGAATCGCATCTGCGATGGCTACTCCGCATATGATTTGCGCTGTTTTAGCAGCCATTTTTAACGTTTTGGGTTGGGCCATGAGCAGTAGAGGGCTTTCGCTTACAGGAGCTATTCTTTACGCAGTCTCAGCAGTTCTTTTCCCAATGTATGCTTTGTTCGTTGTAGTACAAATGATTCTGTCCTTTATAGGTTTTGCAAGACTTAAGAAGTTAAATGGTTAACTTTGAATTTATAATTCTTATTGAAAGGTTCGATGCTTTTTGAAATGCCCCAATTGCCATTTACTTTGCGGGCATTGTAATCCATACGTAAGAAAAAGCCCGCCTCCGAAATGGTGGCGGGCCTCCCTATAGGAGGTAAAAACTATGCAAAGGGTATTCTTATACGTCCGCGTCTCCACCGAAGAACAGGCCGTGCACGGGCTTTCCATCGAGGCCCAGACCGCCGCACTTACCGCATGGGCAGAGAAGGGCGGGCACACCGTTGTAGGCATTTATACTGACGCTGGCATTTCTGCCCGCAAGCCTGCTTCTAAGCGTCCTGAGTTGCAAAGGCTGCTGCAAGACGTGCGGGCAGGATTAGGCGAGGTGGTAGTTTTTACAAAGCTGGACAGGTGGTTTCGCAACATCTCTGAATACTACAAGGTGCAGGAAATATTGGAGAAATATCACGTAAACTGGAAAACTATCCAAGAGGACTATGACACTTCCACGGCATCTGGTCGGTTAAAGATAAACATCATGCTCAGTGTGGCGCAAGATGAGGCAGACCGCACCGGGGAGCGCATCAAGTTTATTTTTGAGGATAAAGTGCAGCGTGGTGAGGTGATAAGCGGTAAGGTGCCACTGGGTTACAAAATCGAAAACAAGAAAATGGTTCCAGACGCGCAAACTGCCCCTATTGTTCAAGACATTTTTCAACAGTATACTGTGATCCGCTCGATACGGGCCTTGCGGGAATATGTGATGAAAAAATATGGTATGGTTTATTGCCACACGGGCCTGCGGGTGCTCTTAGAGAATCCGCGTTATATCGGACGTGCTCATGGGCAGGATGATTTTTGCCCACCTATTATTGACCCAGAACAATTCCAGTTTTGCCAAGAGATTTTGAAACAACGGGGCCAGCGGAACGCTTTGCGTTCGAGCCGTGTATACCTGTTTACCGGACTTGTACGATGTGCGGAATGCGGCAATAAGCTTAGTGCCCATGTGGTCGGGCAGAAATACATATATTACCGCTGCACTCGGTATGAAAAGCTCCACTTGTGCCCACATAAAAAAAGGACGAGTGAACTTGTCCTTGAAAAATGGCTTTTAGAAAACCTTGTGTCCAGCTATGAACAATATAATGTATCCATACAGCAGCAATTCAGCTTAAAAACAAACAAGCCGGACACGGAAAAACTCAAACGCAAAATGGAAAAGCTGAAGGACTTGTATCTTAATGATCTGATAGAGCGGGATACATATGAAAGGGATTATATTGCATTGCGGGATGAACTACGCAAGGCCCAAACCTCTGAGCGGACACCTCCGAAGCCTGTAAACATCCAAGAAGTTGTGGATGTGCTGCAGGTATATAAGGATCTTACCCGCGAGGAACAAAAGGAGCTTTGGTCGCGCATCATCGGCACCATCACCATCACCAACGATGATGAATTTTTTGTTACCCCTATTTAG